GCACAGGACAAAGCGCGGGCTATTCAGACGGGTCTGGGGCTGCCCGGTAGGCGCATCGAGCGCGACACCGCAGGCACTTTGATGACCGCCGCCCAGGCCGATATCCGCCAGCGCATGGCAACTGCCGAGACAAACCTGTCAAAAGCCATCAAGGCAGGCAACCAAGCAGACATTAGAAAATACACCGCCGAGGTCAACGCTACAACCCGAGAGTTGGCGCAGGTGTACGGCAAGGCTCCGGTTAGGGTCACTGAGGTTGGGATTGAGCGCGAGGCTGCGGAGCAACCAGCGGCTGTCGAGGGTATGCGCCTGCCTTCCCGCCGTGAAGGCCCGTCTGTTCGGTACGTTCGGGGTGGTAGCAAAGCCATCATGCAGTCGGGTGCTATCAAACTGCGTGCTGCGGGGTTGTCGCAGGAAGCTGCCAATGCCATCAGCTTGTACGTGGCCAAGAACAAAATCAAAGGCGCAAAGACTGCTGAGAACGTCGAGAAGTTGACCAAACAGTTTGACGCGCTTACAAAGGGTATGACTCCGCAGCAAGTAGATGCTGCGCTGGCAGAAGGCAAACGCCTTATGGGCCTTGGGCCGACGGCAGAGTTGATTGCCAAGAGGTCGGCATACCAAGAGGCGTTGGAGAACTTCCAGACATTGGACAGAGCAAAAAGCGAAGCCAAGACGCCGCTGCAAAAAGAACTGGCGCGAGACGCCCTGGAAGTTGCTGACGCACAGCGTCAACGCGCATCTGACGCGTACGACCAAGCCAAGGCGTTGTATGAAACGTCGCAAATTCGTGCGGCCAAGAAAGCCGAGAAGAACGCGGTCGAAGCGCTGTTTGAAGAAGCAGATGTGGAGCTGCCCAAAGCTCGCCGTGCAAAAAAGAAAGACACAACGGCAGCGGCTGTTGAGGCGTTTGATGAAGAAAGCGGTTTTGAAGAAACGCCAATTACCGAAGCCGCTGATGAGGAGCAGCGTGACATTGCTTCTGTCAAGTACCGTACCATCAAGCAGACCGGCAAAGGGCTGCAGGTGCAAGCGGTCACCAACTTGGTCAAGCGTATTACCAGCGAGTGGGCGTTGGTGCCTGACATTGAGATCGTTGAGACAGAAAGCGGGTTGCCTGTACGCATCTTGAAGCAGGCGCAGGCGGACAAAATGTCTGGCCGGATTCCTGGTTTGTACGACCCCAAGAGCGGCAAAGTGTTTTTGGTTGCGGCCAATCTGCACACCCCCAACGATGTGGTGTTGACCGTGTCACACGAAGTGGCGGGGCACTTTGGTCTGCGCAGCATGCTGGGTGCGCAGTACAACGCAGAGATGGACAGGATTTACAACGGCAACCGGGACGTAAAGGCAAAAGCTGACGCCAAGATGCGTGAGATGCCGGCGTTGGACCAACGTGATGCCACTGAAGAAGTGTTGGCAGAGATGGCCGAGCTGGACCCCAATGCCAACGCTCCCGGAGTGCTGCGCTCGATATACAACGCAATTAAGAGCTGGGTCAAAAAGTTCTTTGGCCAGACTGTTTCCGACAAGGAAGTGCAGCAAATCGTAGCCAACGCCCGCAGGCAAGTTATTTACGGCGGCGTAGATCGGGCGGCAGAAGTCGCATCGTCAAGGCAGAAGTACAGGTCGGCCAAGCCGCAGTACGAATCTGAGAACGCGCTGACCGAGCTGGCTGACAAGATCATTGCCCAACCAGAAAGTTTTGTTGAGAGGAACAAGAGCAATCTCGCGTTGAAAGCCGAGATGAACGCCGTGGATATGCGTGCAGCGGTTCAAGAGGTTCTTAAGCGCGGTGCTAAGGACATGGGCAAAGACGACCTGTTTACGCAGGCCATGTACAACGTGCGCAAAGCCGACCAATACATGCCGCTTGTGTACACTGCGCTTACTAACGGGCCGCTTGAGTACTACACAGATGAAAAAGGGCTGCGCGGGATCAAGTCCAGCAACGACAACAACGCTGAAGACATATTCACCGCCATAAATGCAGTGCCCGGCAGGAACACTGAGGCAAAGATTGCGCTCGCTTCCACGTACATGATTGCCCAACGTGCGGCCAACAAGGGTTTGAGCAAGCTAGACCTTGGCGCTCTGGGGTTACAAGAGTCTGAGCTGACCTCGGCTATGGCTGCAGCCAACGCCGACCCAACCCTAAAGAGTGCGCTTGAGGAAGTGCGCCGCCGCTACAACGCCTACAACGAGGGGCAGATCAAGTTCCTTGCGGACTCGGGCAAGATCACTAAAGCCCAAGCCAAAGAGTGGCTCAAAGACGGCGACTACGTTCCGTACTACCGGGTGCGCGAAGACGGCACCGCCGAGCTTGTGTTTGGCGGAGAGAAAACGCTGACGATTGGCGACATCCGCACGCAGCCGTACCTTGCCGAGCTCAAGGGGGGCGATACAAAAATTCTGCCGCTCAACGAGTCGATCATCCGCAACACCATGCTGATCACCAAGGCGGCGCTGTACAACAACGCCACCAAAGAGATTGCCTACGCCATGCAAGAGTTTGGTGAAGGCAAGGGCAAGGACGGTAAAAACGCTATGCCCATTCACAAGGGGCACGGGCCGACGGGCACGGACATCATCCGGTTTGACCAAGAGCCTGATCCGAAAGACCCGGACGACGATGGCAAGCGGTGGCTGCGCATCAAGACTGAAAACACGGTGATGGAGGGCATCCCGTCCGAGCTGGTGGTCAAGAGCCTTGAGGGCGCACACCTGACGCTGCCTGCGTTCTTGAAGGTTGGGGGGATCGCCGGGGATTGGCTGCGCAAGGGCGTGACCCGGATGCCGCCCTATATTTTCCGCCAGCTTATCCGTGACCCAATGGCCGCGTCATTTACTGGCGGTTTGAACTACGGGCCGTTCCGCGCCGTGGTCATGGCCGGTACTGAGTTCCTGCGCACCAGCGTCGGGCAGACTCAGGCGTCGAAGAACCTGATTGAGAAGGGGTTGATCCAGAGCAATCTGTTTACGGGCGACCCGGACGACATGTCCACGTTTGCTACGCAGCTTGCCAGCGGCAAGGACGGCCCGGCGATTGACCGCTTCTTGGGTGTGCTGGACAGGGCCGCGATCCGCGCCGATGCTGCCACCCGCAGCTTGATCTACGACAGCGCCCGCAAGAACGGCTTGTCGGAAGTAGAAGCAGACATGATGACGATGGAGTCCATGAACTTCTACAAGCGCGGCCTATCGCCCACCGTGCAGTACGCCAACCGCTTGATCCCGTTCATGAACGCGCAGATTCAGGGTCTGAACGTGCTGGTCAAAGCCATGCGCGGCAACATGCCGTTTGAAGAGCGTCAGAAGATTCAACGCAAATTCATAAACAATGCCTTCTTGTTGTTTGGCGTGGGGCTGGTCTACGCGTTTGCGATGGATGACGACGAGGCGTTTAAGAACGCTAAGCCCCGGGACAAGTACAGCAACTTCTTTGTTAACTTGCCGGGCGTGGACGAGCCTTTGAAGATACCGCTGCCGTATGAGTCGGGCTGGTTCTTCAGCGCCGCCGTGGCGCTTGTCGATGCTATGAAGGCTGAGACCGACAACAAGCAGCAGCTCAAGGCGCTGCGAGACATGTTCTTGTCGTCCGTGCCGGGCTACAGCTCCCTGTTCATGCCGCAGGCCATCAAGCCGCTGCTGGAGGTGTACACCAACAAGAACTTCTTCTCGGGCCAGAACATCGAGTCTCCCTCGATGCAGAACCGCGATCCCGAGGCACGGTTCACGGCATCCACTACGGAAGCTGCCAAGGCGCTGGCCAAGGTCTTGCCCATGTCCCCGGTCCAAATCGAGCATCTGGCACGCGGCTACTTCGGCACGGCACCAATAGCCATCATGGCGGCGGCGTCGTCTCTCATGCGGGGCGAAGGAAAAGGCGAAGCACCTGAGCGCAAGTTGACCGAGACGCCGATCATCGGCTCCACGTTCCAGCGCAAGTACGGCGGTGCCGATGCCGACTCCGCATATGCCTTCGCCAAGGAAGCCACGCAGCGTGCCGCCACGCTCAGGGACATGCAGAAGACATCTACGCTGGAGGAACAGAAGGAGTACTTGGCCGAGCATCGCGCAGAGATCAAGCTGGCCCCGATGGCGCGGAACTTTGAAACGCTGATGGGGCGTGTGCGGACACAGGAGGCGTTGGTGCGCAAGCGCACTGATCTGAACGCGGAGGAAAAGCGCAAGCGCCTTGACGAGCTTGACCGGGTCAAGCAGGACTTGGCAGACAAGTTCAACGCCGCGATACGTAAGGCTGGAGGCTCCTAAAGAACCACACGCCCAGCTTGCCGTCCTTGATGCGGGTGCTGGCTTGGGCGTCGAAGACACGGCAGCGCAGGGCTTCCTTGAGCCCTGCTTGCCGCACGTCTTCTGTGTTCAGGCAGGGCACAAAGAACCCGTGCTTGCGGTCAACTGATCGCCACGGGAATAAGCGGCTGTAGGATGACATCGTCTACGTCGTCTGCGCGTCGGGTGATCTTGACGGCGCTGACCCGCATGGGCGGCCCGTCCGTCTTGGCCATCATGTCCTTGCGCTGCATGAAGCTGGTGATGAACTGTTTCGATATCTGGTCGCGGAAGGTTGTGTAGCTAAAGCTCATGGCCGAGCAGTACGCCCGCAGCAGCCGCTCCTCGATGTAGAAGTCCACGCCGCCACCACCAACGCCGTGCTCGACGCGGCCCATGATCTCAGCGCGTGTGGTGTTCTTGCCCACGATGGAGCCGTCGCTGAACGCCGCCAAGACGCCGGTCTTCTCGCCAAACTTGACCACCACAAACTTGCCCTGGTACTCCTGAATATAGGCGTTGAGCACATCCTCGGCGGTGCGCTTGCCACTGGCGATGCTCTGGCGCTGGCTGACAAACGTGTCGCCCAGCACCTTAATGATCTCTTGCAGCGGGATGTCGGCAAGCCCGGTGTGCTGGCTGTTGCACAAGATGCCAGCAGCGATGATGACCCCGGCACCGGCCATCCAGAACCGCTCATCGTTGGGGGCGTTGAACTCCTTGTACATCTGCGCCACGGTCTTGGGCACGAGCTGGCGGATGTAGTCCAGGTTGTTGACGAAGTAGCGGCTCAGCACGTCGCCGGCAACGGCGTAGTTGTGCTGCAAGGACTTGATGATCTCGATCTCGGCAGCGTCCCACTCCAGCTTCTCATCCATCGACATCTCGATCAGGCGGCGAAGCTCGCCCTCCGATGAGTGCTGGCGCACACTTGTCAGGTAGTCCACGGCTGGCCGGTTCGATGACATCAACGCTATGGCTGCCCAAACGGACAGGTTCAACCGCTCACGGTTGGTGCCCGACTCCATCCTTTCTTTGCCGCGTCCCTCGGACATACTGAAGAGGAAGGCAGGGAACCACTCAAAGTCGTTGCGGTTGTTGGTCGTGATCTCGTCGGTGACGAGCGGCATGCTGCGCAGGTGCCCCAGGCGCTGCTGCATGGCCACGGCTGATGTGCCAGAGCCTGTGCGGTAGTGGATCGGATGGCCCCAGATGGAGGCGGCGGTATCCAGCGCCAACGACTTGCCAGTGCCGGACTCGGCCGAGGCACAGTGGACGGTGATGCCGAACAGGCCCGTGAAGCGCATGAGTGGCGAGGCCGCACCCGCCAGGAAAATCGTCAGGTGCTTCCACAGCTTGCGGCGCACCATCATGTTGATGACCGCCTTCCACGCGTCGAGCGAGCCGGTGGGCTTGGTGTTGTTGACGATGTTCTCCAGCCCCGGGATAGGCACGGGCACGGGCTCGGCACCGGCCTTGTATATAGCACTGTTGAACACGAAGCTGTCGTCGTCCTGCCAGCCGTAGGCGCTGGGGATCGTTACGGGTAGTTTCTCGGTACTCATTTTCTCCACGCTTGCGCGTACATACTCGTAAAGGTTCTTGTCATTGCCCGAGCCGAACGCAGCCAAGATGTTCTGGCTGGCCAAGTGCTTGAGCGTGTCGTCTTTGGTGGCGATGCTTTTCTGAGGGATGAGCACCTCTTGTATCTTGTCCTTGCGCACGGCCAGCATGTGGACCTCGTGCACGCCGTTGTTGTTCAAGATGTCCACGGGGAACAGGTCGTATGGCAGCAGCATGTGCTGGCGCTTCATCGTGTTGCCGTCGCCGTCCTCTTCTTCCTTCTCGATGAACACCCCGCCGTACCTACCAAACGCGTAGCCGCGTGGCGGCTCAGGGCGATACAGGCGCTGGGGTTCTGCGTTCTCGACCGGCACCTCCAGCTCGACGGCCTCGGTGACCGCGTTGATCTCGCGGCCCCAGCCCAGTGGGTTGGTGAATTTGCCACGGTGCGGGCAGCCACCGCACACGCCAGGGTTGGCGTCGTCCATTGCTTCGCACGAGTACGGGCCTTTGATCTCAGCCAGTTTGCGGTGCATCCGGTCATGGTCGTAGGGGTGCAGGTCGCTGAGCCAGACCGCAGCCTTGTCACCATCGACGCAGACCTTGGCCCAACTGAGCAGGCCACGCCACAGCGGCTCCATGCCATCCTCAGACGCGTTCTCGACGTAGTGTTTAAGCTGGCCGCAGCCGCTGCCGTCTTTGGTCTTGAGCAGGATTTTCTTGAACCGCGTGACGCTGTTGCCGATGATGGCCTGCGCTGTGGCAGAAAGAGGGTTGACACTGGTCGGCCGCTGCCCAGGCAGCGCCAGGGCGCTTGAGGGACGGGGGCGCACGAAGTCCTTGCCGAACCCCTGGGCTGTCAGCACAGCGTCGATGTCGTCCACGGCGAAGCGGTCGCCCTGGGAGATAAACCGCACCTGGGTTGCACCGCGCACGGCTTTGCCGTTCTTGACGCCGGTATTGGTCGTGTCGAACACGCGCAGCACCCGAGAGGCATCGCCCGTCACAGCGGCGTCGATCTGCAACCCGTGCTTGAAGCACATCTCCTTGAACCGCTTGGCCAGGGGGAACCAGTCCTCCTTGTACATCATGTCCGTGAGCGGCCAGTACGCGTGTATGCCGCCGCCTGAGTGCACGAGCCAGGGGTCGCCTATGGACGACAGCCCGGAGTCTTCGCAAAATTTGTGCAGTGCAGCAGCGGCAGCCTTGGCGCTAGGGTATGCCTTGGTCTTGATGACGCCGTTCTCGTCGGGGATGTCCTTGGGGTGGTTGCAGTCGAGGTCTACTGCCAGCACTTGGCTGGCGTGCATGTTCTCCTTGGTGCGGTCTTTGTTCGTGCCGAACGTGCCCAGCGCGAAATATGTGTCGTAGCCCTTCTTGGCCCACTTCTCAATGGTGGGCATGATCTCTTCCAGCGTCTCCCCATATACGTGTGACTTCTTGTTTGTAAGCTCTGCGGCGCAGTAAAACCCGTTACCCGGCGACGGCAGAACCTCCGCTAGAAACTCAAGCGGTGTCATAAGGCTCCTTGGCGCGGGTGTTAGTGTGGCTTGAAGTTCAGTTGTACTTTGAGCTCGGCGTTCTCGTCGAGCAAGCGGGCAATGCGAGCGCACAGCTCCAGCACCAGGGCGTCGTCCTTCTCCATGTACGCGTAGCGCAGGAGCTCCTCGTCGGTCATGTTGGTAAGTTGTACTCGTGACATATTCTTCTCCATGCCTCATCGGCTGTGCGTGAGGACTTCATGATGATCAACAACAGCTCCACGCGATTTTGGTACGCAACGAAAACGTCTTTGCCCACGAACCAGTTGTACACGGTTTGCCGGGTGACGCCAAGGGCTTGCGCAATCTTGGTCACGGGGAAGTCAAGGTGGATGGCCCAGCGCCCGAGCTGGTTGCCCGGGGTCTTGGGTGCTGACAGAACAGCGTCGATTGTTTTTTGTGAATAAGACATGGTGTAGGTGGGGGCTGGGTGGGGATCGAACCCACCACTCCACAGTGCGTGCCGGAATCGAACCGGGCCGTTTGCCAGCCCCCAATACTCCTTACTCGTCGTCCCAGTCGCTGACGATGTCAGCGAGCTTGGACTTCTTGGCGGGGACAGCGGTCTCCTTGGACGGAGCCTTGCGCACTTCTGGCTCGTCGTCCTCAGACGCCACGGGCTTGGTCTTGGGGGCCTTGGTTGGCTTGGGCGGCGGTGCCTCGTCCTCATCCTCTACAGCCTCGACCTTGGGCGCGGCTTTGGCCTGCGTCGGCTTGCCAGGGATATCCATCGGCGCTGCCTTGGGCTTGACCCCATCGGCCTGCGCCACCGTCATGATGACGGCGCGCTTGGCATCGTCGCTCTCAGCCTGCCGGGTAACGACATCGTACTCGGGGTCATTGAGCCAGCGCACGGGCGTGAAGAACAGCTTGGGGCTCTCGGCCTTGGTGTCGAACTTCATGCGGGTGACGATCTGCTCGGGGTTGACCGGCGGGGTCTGCGCAGCCAGGAACCTCGCATATGCCTGCAGCGGGCGCTTGTCTCCGTCCTCCTTGCCAAAGATCGACGTGGCCGGCAGCGTGAGCTGCAGCACATCGCCATCGGGGTTGTTGGCCAGCACAACAGCAAGGCGCTGTTGGAAGCGGCAGGCGCGGCTGTTGCCGTTGCCCGAGCCCGCTTCGTTCTGGGGGCAGCCTATGCAGGTCTTGTTCTGCGGCTCCTTGATCGAGGCGTCGGGCTTCTCGCCGTCGTTGCTCCAGCAGTCGGGCCCGGCAATCTTGTCTGGGTCGTACGCACCTGCGTAGAAGATGCGGCTGACTTTGGGCGCTGCCTTGACGACAACCACATCGAGGTGGCGGTCATCAATCGACGCGATCTCCTTGCCACCAGAGACAAGGCGGAACACACCGCCCTTGATGGAGATGCGCTTGGTCGAGGCACCAGCACTGCCGCCCGTCAGGGCTCTGGCAGTTTCAGACAGCTCGTTGTTGCGAGCGAAGGCGGGGACGTTGGAGGCGTTAAAAAGCGTGATATTGCTCATGGTTAACTCACTTAGACTTGGTTACACGAATTTCGAACTCGGTGTGCGAGTTCAAACCGGGTGGAACAACACCCGGGTTCTCTGACAGGAAGGTCGCCATGTTCGTCTGTGCGATGCGCTTCTCCAGCAGGTCAACGACTTGGTGGTCAAGAATGAACTTCTTGAACGAGTCCCAGTCCTGCGTGTTGTAGCGCACCTTAGTCGAGAGGGAGACCGTCCCGTAAGATGTGTTGACAGACTTGAGCCCGAGGGCTTTCATCTTGTCTTTGATGGCAAAGCGCACCTCGTCTTGCTGAGCCTTGAGCTGCTCCACCGCAGTGTCGTACTCTTTGGTCAGCGCGTCGATGCGTGATTTGATCTTGGTGTGGATTTTCACGAGGAGGTCGATGGGGACCACTTCGTCTTCAGTTTCCGTCATGTGCTTTCTCCTGTTGTTTTGTCAAGCGTTGGACAGTTTACACGGGTTTTCGGCTTTTGCAAGTGCCTCCTTTCATGATCTGATCTCCGACTCAAACATGGCCGTGAGCAGGTCGTTGTCATCGACGCGGGCCGTCAGCGCCTTGAACATCTTGCGCTCGATGGGGGAGCTCTGGATGTGCACCACTGTGACCTTGTCGCTGTTCTGGCCCTTGCGGTCAGCGCGTGCGATGCACTGGATGTACTGCTCAACAGACATCAGCGGGCCATAGAAGACCACCGTGTCGGCAGCGGTTAGGGTAATTCCGTGTGCCGTTGCTTGCGGCTGCATGATAAGCACCCTGGGGTTGGGCTGCGTCTGGAATCTGTGGATGATGTCGCCGCGCTTGGTCGCGCTCACACTGCCGTGGATGACCTCGGCCGCAACACCCTTCTTGGTCAGGTAGTTGTGGATGGTGTCGATGCTGGAGCGGAACATGGCGAAGATGATGACCTTGCGCTCGGTCTCCTCAAGCACCTCCTCGATGACGCTAAGACGCGGGGCAGCATCGAACTCAACCACCTCCTTCTCGTCGGTGTAGGCTGCGCCACAACTGATCTGCAGCAGCTTGCTCACGCCAGCAGCGGCGTTGACCGCTGTGATGGTTGCCCCGGCTGCGTGCACCAGCATCTGGTCCTTGAGCAGGTTGTAGTACTTGTTCTGCTGTGGGGTCAGCGCAGCCTCGCGTGTGAGTGTCATCACAGGCGGCAGGTCCAGGCACTGCTCCTTGGTGAACCTGATCGCTGGCTGCAGCGCGTTGAACACGTCGTCCTTGGCTGTGGGCTTGGGTGCCCACTTAAACATCGTGAGCTTGTACATGACCTGATCGCGCCAGCCCGTGAAGAACTGCGGCACCCCTGTCGGGTTGACCAGCTTGGCCAGACCGTACGCATCCGATGGCGACTGCGATGCTGGTGTGCCCGTCATCATCCACAGGTACGAGTCGGGGCGCACGATGGACTTGAGGGTCTTCCACCGCTTGGTGGTCATCGTCTTGTATGCGTTGGCCTCATCAACGATCACAAGGTCGAACCTGCCGTCTGCGTTGATCTCTTCTGCGATCAGGTTGAGCCCGTCGTAGTTGCAGATCACAAACTCGTAGTCCGACTGAATCATCTCGATGCGCTTGGCAGCTTGCGCGTGGTGCGCGACGATGGCAGAGCGATGAATGATTGAGTTGTTCAGGTCGCCCATCCATGCGCTGTGCATGATCGACAACGGACACAAGATAAGCGCACGCCGCACAAGTCCACGCTGCATCAGGTAGTCTGCAGCCCACAGCGCCGACAGTGTCTTGCCCGTGCCGGGGTCGTTGAACACGAAGGCTTTGCGGTGCACGGTAAGGAACGACGCGGTGTCGATCTGGTGCGCCATAGGCTTGTAGCGCCCTGGCCAGTTGTAGCGCCGTGTGATGGGCGAAGGCACATCCTTGACTCCCAGGTTGCGCAGCACCCGCACCTCATCGAGCCCCCAGTACACGGCGATCTTGTAGGTGTCACCGTCTTGGTCAAGCACCTTGTGCTTGGGGATGATCTGGTACTTGTCTGGGTTACGCGTCCTGAAGACGACTGCCTTGTCCTCAACTATCTCCATTTACTTTCTCCTGTGCTTAGAAGTTCTTGTTGAAAAACTCATTGACCATCTCTTCAAACTCTTTGAGGTTGAACCTACCGCCCTCGCCTTCACTCGGGCCGTTGGTGCGCATGATGATCAGCTCGTCATCAGAGCGGCACAGGTGAAAGCCATTGAGAAACAAGACGCTGGGCGCCTGCCTACGCGCCTCAGTCCACACGAAGTAGGCATTGTTGATACCAATCAACTTCTGCTCGGCGGGCGAGATGTTCGCCCACCAATCTTCAAACCTCATTTGTTATCTCCTTGGTTGGCGCTCTTGCTGCGCAGCCGCAGGTTGCCCGGCGATGTCTTGCCGCCCTTGCGCAGCGGCACCTTGTGGTCGATGTCCTTGCCGCTGCGGTCGATGCCCTTCTTGTCGTAGAGCCTGCGAGCCTTCTGCCGCTCCAGTTGGTCAGTGGTCTCGCCGCTGGCCTTCTGCAGCTTGTAGGCGTGTTTGTAGTTACGCTTGCCGTTGGTCTGTGTCATGGCTGACTCCTTGTGAAATGGTTTGAGCAAATTTCTGTAGCCGACTAAGGTGCTGCACTACCGCTTCGTGCACATCCTTGCGGGTGGAAGGTCTGCACATCGCTTCAAAATCCAGTATCTTGATGTGCAGGGTGCGCATATCGGGGGATAGCCCGACTGTAAATGCGTTTTTTGCTTTCTTTCGGTGTATGGGCGCAGTCATGGTGTTCTCCTTACTGCTTTTTCAAAGAGATGTTGAAGTAGTAGTTTGGGGTGCCTGTGATCGGCTTTGCAGTGAACCCCATTCGTTTTAGCCCCTCGATGCAAGCGTAGTTGCTGATGTACGTGCCCATAGCTTGCTCAATGACGTGCTTAAGGCTGTAGCTGGTGATGCGTCTATTAAGCGTTTTGCGCTGGGCGGCCCGGCCTTGCGTAACCCACTCCATGACTTTTGCCATCTCAACATCGCTTACACCTGTCACGTTGTCTTCATACGTCTGCATATCAGCTCCTTTTGCGGTTATGTTCACACGTTGTCACCGGACACCAACCGCATAACGGTGTCGGCTTGGGGTTCCACACCCCGGTCTCATGCGCCTGCTCGATGCGAGCCACGCGCTCTCTGTAGTCCCACCAATACTCCTCGGCTTCACCTACCATGAAGCTGGCCTTGGCGATGTCTTCCTTGACCACGAACAGCAGCGCCCCAGAGACGCGCCGGATGTGGGGGAAGTGGGCGAACACCATCAGCGCCATGAGCTTGAGCTGCTCGCGGTCTGGGTACTTGTTGTTGCCCGACTTGTAGTCCACCACCTTAGCCGTGAGGTTCTCGTCGTCGATGATGAGCAGGTCGGCAATGCCGCGCACCCACACTTCCTTGTCCATGAACTTACAAGGTTTCAAGTCCTTGGTCACGCCCATCTGGTGCTCGCACAGTTTTCTGCCCGGCTTGGCTGTGAGCGCATCGAGCGTGTCTTTGATGAACGCAAACTGCGGCGGCAGGGGCGTGTTCTCCTTGATGTACAGCTCCGCTGCCGTGTGTAGCTCCTTGCCGTAAAGCGTTGCGTCTGTGTCCTTGAACGGGTAGTTCTTGAGCACCTTGACCTCGTGGTACCTACGAGGGCAGCCCTCGTAGTCCTTGAGGGAGCTGTGCGACCAAGTGACTGTCTTCATCAGAACCTCGCTGTGCGTATCGCTCGGGCCAGTCGCAGAGCGAACTCCTCGACGAACCGCTCGCGGTTGTTGAGCTCATGCTCGCCCATGCTGTGCAGGATGGCGTGCGTCAGCTCGTGCCAGAACGTCTCCTCCAGTGCCGACAATCTGAACGGCACGCCGTGGTGCGTGCGCCGGGCCAGCTCGATCTTTTGCGTGTCGTAGGTGATACGACCGATCTCACTCTTCCTGCGCATCGACTCCACGATGTCAACGCTGTACCACTTGCTGCCCACCTGTATCTTCTTGGGCAGTACCAGTTGCTTCATGCTTTCTCCTTTACTTCTTTGCCAGCCCGTAGCGGCGATGTGCGCCGCCCTCAACGGCCAGTGGAACCCCCGGCATGTACTTAGGCTCCACGGTCATCTGCGCCAAGACCCAAGTCTTGGCTGCATCCACTTCCTCGTCGGGCACCACGACGATCTGTTCATCATGCACTGTGCCTGCCACAAAGTACTTCTTCGAAGTACGTAGCATCCCGTCCGTCATCACGATCCGCGCCAACGCTTGGGTCACGTTGTTGGTGATCTTGCCAGCATACAGCTTGGTCTCGTCCTCGCCGTACACCCAGTTCTTCTGCTTGGTCTCCTTGTCGGTGACTTGGCGCAGGTTGGAGTACAGCAGTGACATGCCGTTTGGCAGCACGATCTCGTTCTTGCGGAACGTTAGACATTTATACACCACCTCTTCGCCACCGGCAAGGGACTTAGTTAGTAAGCGGTCACACATGTCCCAGAAGCTCACCACGGGGTGGGCCGTGGCCCGGTAGATGTCGATGATCTTCTTGGCCGCCACGCAGTGCACCAGCAGCTCGCGCTCGGTGCAGGTGTGGGGAATCTCCTGGAGCTTCTTGACGTTGTCCTCCCAGCCGATGAACCGCTCGATGTACTCGGAGGTCACGTCCAGCTTCTTGGCAAACGCCTTGTCGTAGCGCACAGGCGGCGCACCCAGGAAGCCCACCAGGAGCTGCGAGGCGAAGCTCGCCCACCCCAGACCATACCCACACCCCAGCAACGCGCTCTTGGCCGACTGGCGCAGGTCTGGGTGGCTGTCCTTGGTCATGCCGGGGATGCCGAACATCTGCGCACCGAACTGGGCGTACGCATCCTGGCCCGAGCGGAAGATGTCCAGCAGCTCGTCGTAGTCCGACAGCCACGCCAGCACCCGGGGCTCGATCTGCGACAGGTCGCCCACCAGAAGCTGGTGCCCCTCCGGGGCCATGATGGCTTTGCGCAGGAAGCTGCCGCGCTTTAAGTTCTGCATGTTAATGGCCGAGCCCTTGGCTGCCGTCCACCGGCCCGACTTGGCACCGTAGTAGGACAGGGGCACCGGCAGTGCGCCGCGCTGGGAGATGTCCAAGAACCGCTGCGCACGGGTGCGCTCGGTGGTGGACTTGACCTTGAGCCGGGCCTCGCACAGCGCCCGCACGTCTTCGTCCTCGCCGTTGAGCAGTGCTTGGAACAGCGCGTCGTTCTTGGCCAGGGCCAGCGTGTCCTTGCCCGTGGTCTTGCTGACCTTGGTGGGGGCCACAACACCCATGCTGAGCAGGATGTCAGCGAACTTGGGGTTTGACGCAAGCTCTGCCTCCTCAACGCCCAGCTTGGCCAGCAGCCCCTCACGGTGCTTACCCTCCTCGGCCAGCGCCTCGATCAGCATCGACCTGTCGAGCTGCAACACCGGGCGGGTGTACATCTTGAGGGTCATGTCGATCAGGCGCAGCTCCGACTTGGGGTAGCCCTCGACGAGGCGTTCAAAGATTTGCTCGCACAGGAACACGTCGTGCTTGCAATAATCAGCCAGCTCCTTCTCGATCTGCGCGTCGATCTCCTCCAGGCCGTCCGTGCTGTGCACAGCGCGTCCCTTCTCGGGCAGACCGAAGTCTGCGGCCAGCTTGGCAAGGCTGTTGCCAACCTCTACGCCGCGCAGGGCGCGGGCCATAGACAAGGTGTCGAAGATGAAGCAGGGGTGCACGCCGTAGCGCCACTCAAGGATCGACACATCGAACTGGGCATTGTGCGCAAGCACAGCGGTCTTGCTCCAGTCGTAGGTCGCCAAGATACGCGGCAGCTCATCACCCCTGTACCACTGGATGGCAGTCTCACTGCCGTACTCATGGACGCAAGCGCCGAACGCTTTGAACCGCTTGTCGCGGATGTACTCTTCGGTGGTCAGTTTCGACAGTGTGTAGTCGGCTTTGTCCCAGCGCGTCTCGAAGTCAATGCTGACGATGGTCTTGTATGGTGCGCTCAAGTGATTTCTCCTGTAGTAGTTGTGCGAACGTGAGCACCTTGCTGCGCCACTGTGCGTAGCTGCTGCGCGATGCGTCGTATATAGAACTGAGCCCGGCTTGGGCTGCCAATGCAAGGATGTGGCGCTCCTCTTCAATGTCTTGCGTCAATTAAACATCTCCTTTGGTGGTGCGTCTTTGGTGTTGAGGTATCCCAAAAAGTCATTGGCTCCTTCCATGAGTGTGGCCGCCATCATGGGCGTGCAGTTGAGTGAGACGAAGCTGTCGATGGATGCGTCGCTGCCCAGGACGATCACAGCGCAGTCGCTGGTGTCTTTGTCGTAGCAGCGCGTGATGGCATAGAGGACGGAGCGCAGATGCACGCGCTCAGCATCGGACATCTTGGCGACGATGCGCTCGATCTCGTGCGCTTGCTGCTCTCCGGTCATGATGGTGTTCATTGCAGTTCTTTCTGTAGTGTGTCCATGTTGGTTTCGTTGATCACAAGGGCGATGCCGCCAGCGGCGCGGATGCGCGCCAGATGCAGCTCTTGCAGTGCGGTGGGTTTGTTGCTGCCTGCCTTGGCCTCGACCGCAATGAAGCGGCCTTTGTGGCAGATGACGAAGTCGGGCACGCCTGAGTTGCCGTAGCCTGTGCCGATGGGCATGGCGTAATAAGCGCCTGCTGCATCGAGCAGTTTACGGATTTGCTTCTTGACTTTTACCTCGGGCGTGGCGGCCATGTATAGCTCCTAGAAAGGTGCGGGTTCTGCGGCGAGTAGTGCTTGTTTTTTGTGTGCCTTGTGCGTTCGCTCAAGTAGTTTACCGTCCACTCTCTGGAACGGCCAGCACTTTTCGTATTCGACGCTTTGGTTTCGGCTCTGTGATCGCAACTTCTTTGGTGTTGAAGCTGTGTTCGTTGAAACAGATGCGGCGTCTGATGGGGACACCGTCGATTGATTTGGTTTGTTCGACATTACTTGGGGCTTTGCACAGTGGGCATTTCATTTAGTACCTTTTCCTCTAGTTTTTTGCGCTGGGCCCATGCAACGTGGTGCTGCCTCAGACGCCTGCGCTTGCTCTCGTCGAAACTGTTTTGTTTGGGGCTGACATCCGTCGGCCTGTGTGGGGCCAGCAGTGCCTCGCGTATTGCCTGTGCATCAGCGCCAATGAGCCCGGCGTAGGTGGGAAACGTCGTGTCCTTGTCGAACAGCCATGCGATGGCTTCTCGCGCTTCGGAGTCCGTGCTGCGCCTGTTGGACGCATCGTCGATAGCTTGCGCTATGACAGCGGCGAGCAGCCTTGCACTGGCCACGGTCTGTGGGTGTGCGTCGGCATGTGTTGATATGAAGTCGATCATCAGTCGGTACCTCCGTGTTTCTCATCTGGTTGGTTGTGTTCATCCCACACCGCCTCCAGCAGACCTGCTGCCTTGTTCAAAGTGTGGATGAGCGTTTCGTACTTGGCCGCGTACTCATCGTTGAGGCCCTCGGCGTAGCCGCGCAGGCGCGCTGCCATCGTCAGGTATTGCAGTGGGTCGATCATTTGTCTTCCTTCCCGGCTTCGTAGCCTTGTTTAAATCCGTTGTCCCACGCCCGATGCCATGATTGGCACCACAGTTCGTACCACCCCCGCTCAAGAGGGAAATTGAAATCGGGCTCACCCTTGAAGTACGCCTTCACATCTTTGCGCTTGATGAAGGCTTCCCATGCTTTGTCACGGGCCTTGTCATGGATGGGTATGTCGTCGAGTCTCATTTCTTCACTCCAAATGCTTCGCGGATCAGATCAGCAGAATGCCACGGCTCGGCTTCGTATGCAATTTCAGCGCAACGGTCTGCGACAAGGGCGGCAAAGCGTTCAAGCCTAGGCAAGTCAGCGTCGACTGCCCACATACGCCTGTCAGAAGGCCAGCACGCTTGCGCCATCTTGATGATGTCTTCTTTCATGTCTGCCCCCTTGCTCGGATGGCTGCTGCGTAAATGTGGTCATGCTCTCCATCTTGCTTTTCACACACCTTCGCACACGCTTCACGCTCGGCTGCCCGTACAAGGGCGGCGAAGCGTTCAAGTTCATCATGCACTAAAAGGTGATCCTCAAATAGAAAGCCCAGATTGGATTCACGCGCCATGCGGATGATGTCTTCTCTCATTCTTGCCCCCTTGCTCGGATGGCGGCGGCGTATGTCGGCCAAGCCAACAAAGTGTTTTTGTCCTCACACACCTTCGCACACGCCTCGCGCTCATCAGCACGAACAAGTTCGGCAAAGCGTTTGTCTCTTAGCGCAGACCACTCATCATCGTTTGGCTCCA